CCCACTTTTGGGGTGAGTATTACATAATCTTCATTCCCAATAGTTGCCTTCAGCTTTACATCGGTGGCCACGTAGCCACTTTTCAATTCCACGGTACAGCTGTCGCCCTCCACGCTTTTTACGATGGCCGTAATTGGCAAATTGGGGTTTGCGCCCACAATCTCACGCAAGGTCTTTTTTATATCATTTGGCGTGGCCTTCATTATGTCAATTTTATTCCTGGTGTAATTGTTCTTTTACCACCGGAGGAACTTAAACTCGTCTTCACGCTTTTCACATAATAAAAAGCGGTTTTCTCTGGGTAATCTTCATCCTTGATGCGCGCGGAGTAGGTAGGTGATAAAAATGGAATCAACCAAGTATCAAAGCTACCTTCATAACCCGCCGCATTTTGTCTTTGCAATGCCGCCTCGGCCACTTTCTTCATAGAATCCTCACTCATTGCGCCAACTTTAAAAGTCAGTTTATCACCGCCAGTGGTTCCGGCAGTAACCTTTCGCACATTGCCTTTTATGTCCGTACTTTCAACGGTCACCTCAAGTTTATAATCCAGTTTGTTTTTGTACTCCAAACTTGAAGCTTCAATATTTTTTTGCATTGAGTAGTACACTTCACCGCCTTTATTTGTATAAGGTGGCTGAATAAACAAGATCTTCTTTTCTGTATCGAAAAAAACATTTGCTTTGGTCTCCTCTTGTAGCTTTTTCAAAACATCATAGCCGGTGGCTTGATGGATTGTGAATTTTTCATAGGTAATATCAAAAGAGCAATCCAGTTTAAAGGATTTGTCCACGTTGTCAATTACATATTGCGCCACTTGGCTCACGCTCGTTGGCTTCATTTCTTTGTCCGGCACGCCAACCCTAAAAAGGAAAAGCGCATCTTCACAAAGTATTTTCAAAGAACTGTCATTGGCGGTTATATCTTGAATATAGCCTACAAATTCAGTAACCATTTGGCCGTTGTAGCCAAATTCAATCTTTACTTCTGTACCGCGGCCTATCTTGTTTTCAAAGTTCAGCGCGTCATTCATTATGCTTTCCGGTAGTACGATGGTGGCAGTATCTGCCAAGTTGTCGACATCCTTAATTATTTCCAATTCGGCCATAAGTGCCAACCTTGTGCGCTTGCCCTTATTGTTGAATTCTATGTTCCAGTCGATGTCGTAAAGCATTGTTCTTTTTAAAAAAGTCCCGACCGAGTTGCAAGTCGGGACTTTTGGCTAATTCAAATGGTATTCTTTTTAATATGTATTTCTTATCAAAACCTGACTAATTCCGTCTCTAGGGTTGCGGTAATTTTCCTGATCGTTTGGTGGCCTATTATCATTATCAACACAATCGCGTTCGCCGCCACCTCCAGAGTCGTAAAAGGGCTGAACGGCTAAACTCGCTTTTGTTTGAGGCAAAAAAGGCGCTACTGTGGAAGCCCCAATTTCAAAGACTTCGTTATTTGTTTCCAATTCGGAAACGGTTACTGCTACACTTACCGGAGCGGCCAAATCGGCCATTACGGTTTCTGAATTTTTGGCCAGGTCGGTGGTAGTATTACCGAATCCCGCGAAACTGGTCATCCCGACCAGTAACGTTAAAGCCAGCGCGAACGCTTTCATAAAATCTTTAATCATTTATATCTAATAAAAGTTTATAATCAATATCTGAGTACGCCTTAATCTCGTAGGCCTGTACATATTCGCCTTTTGTAAATGGCCAACTGAAATCCTCAATCACTATTTGATTTATTCCCAAAAGCTGAAGCGGCTCGCAGTACACATCCAAGCTTTTAGCCGATACCATAAAATCCCGCAACTTTTCAAAATCATCTCTCGGAAAACAGTCTTCTACATTTCCTGTTATCAAGGAGCCGTAAAGAGCGCCGGTAATTGTAATTTCATAATCCTTTTGCGTGAATCGCTCCTTTACGCTACCTCCCAATATCTGGCCGCTTTCGGTTTTGGCCTTCGCAATGTCACGGCGTATGATATTATTCCCTCCAGAAATATTAATCATCGGCTCATACGGCAATAAATACCTCTGGCCATCATCACCTGAAAAGGTAAAAGGAAAGAACTGTTCACTTTCGGCCTTTGGCGGGTCGGACTTCCAAAGGTTGTCCATTGCTTCGCCCTGTACCTTTGCCACCCTCGGTTCTCCAAAAAATGGAATGAAAGGTTTTACAGGCCCAACCTTTTTCATCAGTTCGTTTTGAACCAACTGAAAGTTTTCCTTTCTGCCTACAATGGCCGCAAATAATATGTCCCTCGTTTCAAATGCCATTAGCTTCCTGCGGTTGCGGCAAGTGCCAAAGTGCGCATCAAAGCGTCTGCGCTTTGGTCTTGCATCTGTTTTGCCGAATCTTTAAAATCGTTTCCTTTAATGTTCAAAACCCCAATCAAATCTTTTAGATTAATGGTGATGTAATTATGTTTGGTGCCACCGGTGGCGATGGCGCTGTTGGTTTTACTTTTATCTCCCGTTCCTGTTCCTTTCCCTCCAGTTCCGTTGGTGCCTCCCTCGGTACCAGGAGTGGCTGTGGGGTCAGTAATTCCAGTATCACTTGTTGAAGCTTCGCCCTCTTTATCCTTTTTCCAT